GTGATGTATGCTCCAAGAGCTGCGACGAAACCAACCATGGCTAGTTGACCATTGGTTCTTTCTGCTTGCTCAAGGATAAAGTCTGATTCGTTTTCGTTCATTAATCTAGGTGGTGTTTCGTTTGCGAAAATGTTTTGTTTACCGTATTCGGTTGTTGTTGTCATAACATTAAGAGGTAGATTAATGGCGATGATGAAGGTTCAGGTCGCCACGAAATCTTACCAGCTTGATGTAGATAGTGTACCTGCTGCACAGGTATCTTGTTTAGGTGATAGCTCAGTGTCTGTCTGACCATCGCTCACACCATTCACTGTGATTCTACCATTACCATCTCCACCGGGAACTGTCAAGACATCGTTGTCTGTATAGTTTCTACCTTTAGCGACGATGGTTGCTGCAGTTATACCACCAGAACCATTAACAGTAATAGTTGCTGTAGCACCTGTACCAGTACCACCCGTAGGGGTTATTGTACCAGCTGTGTAGTTAGCACCAGCTGTGATACCATCAAAAGCAGCTACTTCTCCATCAGGATAAGGGTGCTTATAGATAGGAGCATTGGCATCGTTTGTTACATAAAGTGTTGTGACCCCTGCATTTTTAGGGTCATACATTGTGGCGTTTGCCATGATTAGTATCCTCTAACTTTCATTTTTGTAGCGGGTGATTTTTTAGTAGCCTTCTTAGCTGCTGCTTTCCCTGCTTTAGTGTAGGGATATTTCTTACCGTTAACTGTTGGCATAATTAGAATTGCAAATTAGATCTTTCTAGTTTATCATAAACATCTTGACGGTATGCTGGATCTCTATCGTAACGTGGGTCAGACATAGCTCTAACTACTTCAGCTTGGCTACGGAATTCATCTCCTGTTGCTTTGGCAGGTTTACCTGTTAGCAACTGTCCATCAACTCCTACACCATCATTGTACTTAGCAGCTAATGCTTGTACTGCAAAGTATGCAGCATCAGGATTACCTGACTCCATTACTTTATCGTAACGGTCAATCTCTGCTTCATCAAAATTACTTGATGCCCACTTGAGCATCTCATTGTATTTCTTTTCTCCACCAACTGACTTCTGTAGTTCAGTAGCTTGTTCAGCTGTTAGATCTGCAGTAGTTTCCTTAGCATTAGCACGGTAGTCTAAGTACAACTGTGCCACATCACCGGGTTTGAGATCATTTAATTTATCTAGTATCTCATCCGAGTACTTTTCATTTTGTGATTCATTCCAGAGATCATCTAAGAAGGAAGAGTAATCTGGTTTTTCTTCTTCCTTTGTTTCTTTAACTTCTTCTTTAGCTTCCGTTTTCTCTTCTTTAGCTGGAGCTTCCTTTTCTTTAGGTTCTCCAAGTTTGCTTTGAAGTTCAATGTAAGCCTTTTCAAGAGCTTCCGCATCTTCAAATTTACCAGCTAGTTTTTTAGACTGTTCTTCTGCTAGTGCCTCACCAACTTTCAGTGAGTCCTGTTCCTCTTCACTAAACTCTCCTTCTTGAGGTTCAGTTGCATCATACGTTAGGGTTGCCATCTTGGGTGATTACTTTTAGATTACCTAGACCAACAGTTTCGACTTTAATACTACGTCCAATCTGTGGTTTGCCTACCTTCATACGAGGGGCGTATTTGTTTTCTTTAACTTTCTCTTCAAAGAGTTCTTTATCTTCTTTGTTGAGAGGTGGCGTTACTTTCTTAGTACGCTTAGCCTTCCGTGGGCGGGACGGGTTGACCTTCTCCACCTTGTTGTCCTCCTAATAGTGCGGGGTTTTTACTTGGGTCCATCATTGGTGATCCCATCTGAGCCTTAGCTAAATCAACTTGTTGTTCTTGTTGAATCGCTTGACCCTGTTCTTGTTTCACCTCTTGCATACCTCGTACAAGGTTGAGTATATCTATACCTTGTGCAACTGCAAGTCGTTTGATAACTTCCTCAGGGTTTATGTACTGCTGAGTAGCCTCTGGTCCCATGGTTTGTGAGATCATTGTAAGGAATTGTCCAAGACTCTCACGATCTTGACCCCTACCTAATGCATTAACACCTGCCACGATGGTAGGTTGTACAATACCTTTAGGTAACTTAGGAATATCACCAGTCTTTTGGAAAACACTTAGCTTTCTATTCAGGTATGGCGTAAGGAATTCTGTAGTGAGCACACTGAAGAGTCCTCCAAGTTGTTGCTCTAATTCCATCTGTGTCATCCTGACTTCCTCCGCTGTAGTACGTTCTGATTGACGCACATTCAATATGAGGAATGCTTCTGATAATCTTTTCTCTAAGGTTTGCATCATCTGATATGCCGTAGCAAAATCAGCTTGCTTACCTACTTGTACAACACCTATGTCATCAGGTCTACCCTGAACGATAGCACCATTACCTGCAGCTGCAAGAGTCTGTGGTTTAGTGGTACTAGAAGGTGAGACAACAAACACTACCTTAGCAGCTGCTGCACTACCTTCAGTGATAGCTTGTGACAGAGCTTCAAGTGACTTAAGGTCACCCATAAACTCTTCCACTCTACCACGTCCATAAGGTTCACCATCTAAAGTATTAAATCTTAGAGGTAACCATGGTGTTGAATCAATAGGTGCTTTACTCATGGACTTAGGTATAACTTTATCGTTTACCTCTTGATGCCATAAGAATCTATTGTTATCACGTCTGACGTGTGTATATACATCCACGTCTTCACTGTCTTTCTCTCCATCTTGACCCGGTGCATTGGGCTGAGGGGTTAGCTCGCCTTCAAAATCAGGTAATAATTTTTTGCTAATTTTTTCTTTGGTAACAATTTCAATCACGTTACCGTTGCCATCTCTCTCTAGAACATAACGATGTAGAGGGAAGAGCTTTAATCCTTCTTTACCCATAAAGATAAGAGCGTTACCTGCTACTACCAAATGCTTAAGTGCTTGGTGTATGATAACACGATCATCTGATGCTGCGATAGCATCCATGATAGTTCTCTCTATCTTTGCAAAGGATAAATCTAATTCTGTTTTAACTTGAGGTTCTACTTCACCTAGCATACCATCGTTAACTTGTAACTTAAAGAAACTTGTGTTAACTGGTACGAGTGCGAGTTGTAGTTTAGCTGCTAGAGTAACCACTCCTTTAGCTCCAACCGATTGCCATGGTGTTGACAATGACTTAGCACTCTTATAGAAATCCTCTTCTCCACGAATTAGATAAGGTATTGTTAGCTTTGCTGCCTCTTCCGCTGTGTTTAGAAACTGTGAACGGTTGGATGATAAACTGTCATATCTAGTTTTAGCTGACATTATATATTAAGGGATTTAAGTTGTAATTGTCTGCCTAATTGTTTAGTACCTAGTGCTGATTCACCAGCCTTAAACTTCTTAGATCTCTTTAGTCTAACTCCTTCTGCTGATCCACCAACACCCATAGCCTGTGAGTTACGGATCAGCATGTCTTGTAACGGTGCATCTATACCTGCAGCTGCGTTATCAAATGCAGCTTTGGAAGTTCCGTATGAACTTGTATCTTCTACGTCTGATGTAAGTTCAGTGTGGACATCAACGTCGTCGTTGGTTACTACGATATCATCGTTTGTAGTATCATCATCATCTGTAGTATCATCATCTGTAGTATCATCATCATCTGTAATATCATCAACGACATCATCGACATCATCTTGATTGTAATCCTGAGTACCTGCTTTCAACAGACTCCATACATTAGACTCAGTTGTTGATGTTATGTTACCATCTTCATCGTATGTATGTTCAACACTTGGTAAATAATCCTCTGCAGTCTTAGCTAATGTAGTAGGATCTGATACCCATTTATCTCCAGTAGCTTCACTAACAACTGTACCCATTTCTTTGTTAGCAAGCATCCTATGGATATTAGTAGCTCCAACGTCATCAACGCCGCCACCATAGTCACCCATAGATTGAGCTGCTGTTTGCATCTTAACTTTATCAGCAACTTCGGATGCACCTAAGTCACCTGAATCCATCATGCGGAATACATCAGCTTCGGATGCGTCAGTGAAGACATCATCAGCTGTACCTGCAACACCATCAGCTCCGTGAAGTGATGTATCATCTAAACGTTGAGCATCAGTAGAGTGTAAACCTAACTCAGCTGATAGTCTATTTCTAACTGAAGTTTCTTTCTGTTCGTACTCATCTCCAGTGTGTTGTAATATTCTATTAAAATTAGCTAACACATCAGCTTGTTCATGAGCTTGCTCAGCGGTATTTTCTTCCAACCAGTAATCTAGTCCAGCTTGGTCTGCATCTCTACCATAATTTTCATGGTAACCAGTACGGTATGTAGCCTCTTCACTATCAAGGAAATGTTTAGCTATGTCTTGTATACTTTGACCACCATACTGAGCTTGACCTCCCCAATATGTGAGGCCACTTGTATCAGCATCACGTACAAAGCCTCGTTCGTACAATTCATTAACTTGTTCAAGTACGCTACCACCTGATACATCTGCAGTACCTGCTACAACTGCTTCTAACCAACTCTTACCCATGGTGTCATCGGAACCACCCCATGTATCACCTCTAGCTACAGCAGTATCTGATTCAGATAAGCCAGCTACGTTTTGAAAAAGCTCAACTTGTGAATCAGCTTGAAGATCAGGTAGACCAGCCATCACAGCATTAGTTGAGTCTGCACCAGCTGTTAAACCTTTAGCTTCAAGTAAAGCATTGACCATGTTAGTATTGTCAGCTGTACCTGCTACTTCAGATAAAGGTTTGAAGTTATTGTTAGTAGTGTTGGCACTCATCAAGGCACCATAATTATATCTGTATGCCATTATGTACCTCCTTTGACTGGTGCTTTGGTTAAGAACTCAGCATTCTTACGTGGGTTACCTGTACTTGGTCGTGATCCATAGCCATGTTCATCAAATCTAAATCTACCAGTGCTGCGTTTATCAACACTAGGATCTGTCCAGACTGTATCATTCAAAGCCATGTAAGATCTAGTTGGCTTCTTAGGTTCACCAATATTTCTAATAGTTATACTAGGTGCTTGTACCTTTGCAGGTTCATCAACTAATTTAGCTGTAATACTAGCTTCACTTCCGTAAGCTTCTGGGTTGTAGTAAGTAGCACCGAAGTCTTTGTTACCTTTATCAGATGCTTCCTGTGAGTTCATGATCTGACCTTGAATCCACTCGAATGACTTACCGTTATTGCTATCGTTTAACCAATGTTGTACACCGGGGTCACTGGCATCAACATCTCTATTTAAGTATTGTTTATACCAACCAGTAATGTCATCAACCCCTGCAATCCTGACACCATCAGCATTAACTGTTGGTGTTGGTGCATTACCTTTAACGATATTCAAAGAGGTTGGAGGTGCTGGTGGTAACCATTGTTTAATAGTTAATGCATTGTGACTAGGATTGGTAGGATCTATAGCCCCTTCCTTTCGTATACTTTCATAGGTATACATTGTCTTACTAACAGGATCAAACTTCTGAGTCTGTTGGAACATCCTTAGGTGAGCATCAGTTTCATTATAAGGTTGAACATTATCCTTTGCCCATTGCATTTGAACCTTACGTTCCTCAGCATCCCAACCTTTTATAATGTCAGCAGCTGTACGCAGTTGTGTTACATTCTCATATTGATCATGGATATCACCCGTCCAAACTTCTTTCTGTTCTGGAGTGCCTGAGATCATAGCCTGACGAGCAGCTTGATACAAATAGTCTTCATTATAATTTGCAAAGTCTATCTCATGACCCCTACCATTATAATCAGAGTGATGAAAGAACCAATCACGAACGTTGACATCATTTCTATCAGCATGATTAGGATCTTCAACCCAATCTTCACGATCTTCTAATCTTTCTAGGTCTAGTCCCCATTGATCATCGAAGCGAGTGCTTTCACTCATGTAACCATAAACTCTCTGGTATTCTTGGAGGACACCTAGCTTATCAGTATCATTTAATGAACTCCAGTCTTCAGTATTAAATCTACTTCTAACTGCTGCCATATCTGCAAGACCGACACCTGCTAACTGACCTGATTCTATTAGACGTTGGAAATCTCTGGTTGACATTCTATCCCAGTCAGCCCAGTCACCTTCGGCATCATCAGGTGGTACCCATCTTCCGTTAGTATCATAAGGCATCGCTTCTCACCTCTTCCATTCTATGGACAATCCACTCAACCACAGAGCGTTGTCCAGATCTGTACATAATTTTTTGCATTGAATCCTCTGGGTTTGGTG